ATTTCTGATGTCAGATTGTATGTTGATGGTGTCACCTGTCACAAGGCCACTCCTGTAAGTGACAAAGTCAGCAGTCTTCTCTGGGTCAGAGTACTGTGCCAACTCCACATCTGCACGAAGTCCTGCAGTTGACAAGTCCTTGATGTTTACGTCAACAACTACACTTTGAAATAATCCGTGGGTTCCTACACTCTCCTCATTTCGCTTTTGCACAATCAACGGATACTGAGGGTACTCTGTCACTGTAATATTTGCAGTTCCACTCGCAGGAACGGAAGCAAAGTTTAGTGACTTCTCATTATAGTTCCAGTAACAATCAGACCCTTCAGGATCAATATTTTCAATCCCTACAGTCTGTGTTACTCCTCCAAGAACAACCACAGGCTTATTTGCAAACTTAGTAGCAAGAGGAAAAACATCTTTTGTTGCATCCCCTGAAAGATACTCAATTCTTAGCACTGTACTGGTAAGCAGTCCTCCTCGAACAATTACCTCGTTTCTTAACTGATGGGTGTCTTCTCTTAACAGCAAGGAGTCAATCACATAGTTGTTTGACGTGTCACTGAGGTCAAACACACTACTGACAGTACCGACCCTAAGGAAGTGCACGTCTTTGTCGTAATCCACATACCAGTCATACCCTGACACAAGCTCTGTAAGCTTCTGTATACACCTTGACACAGTAAGATAGTTGAAAGACACTGAGTCAATAACCTCTGGTGCACTAACGTTTGCAACTGTGAATCCTGATGTGAACGTTGATATCAAGTCAGCAATGATGTCCTCCACAGAAGTAACTGTGTATGTTTTTGACACCAGCTGTCTATCAAGAGAATACGAGTAGTCCTTACATGTACATCTTACGTATTCAAGTTGCCCTTGCATCTCTTCTTCTATTTCAACTATGAATCCACCGAACTCTTTAGTACTCCCTACAGTAAGAACAACTTCAGAACCTGCCACAGGTTTGTATGACTGACCTTCAAATACTTGTACAAGAAAGGAAAGTGTATCCGTTGCCTTGGTAAGAACCTGTTCACGCCGCAAAGACCGCCAATCCACAAGACTGCTTTTGTTTGATCCTGCAATTGTAAGGGTAGTTGCCATGCTAGATTCTTGCGTTACGTTTAAAGTTTTGTATTATCTGATCTCCAATCTTTTCTGCCACATTGTTATCTAGGTATGTGCCTCCGTTCATGTTGATTATCACCTGCCTGGTTCCTCCGATCTGGTCGTTAGCAGTGATCTGCCCTGAAGAAGATGGACTGAACAGTTCAGGTCCTTGTTCTCCTACAAGGTATGTGCTACCTCTTGAAACAGGCCCTCCTGCTGCTCTTGCACCATCTATGCCAAATCGAGAGGATCTAGAAGACCCACCACTGCGTATATTAGAAAGAGTGGAGTTTATATCCCTAACGTAGTCTACATACATCTGACGTGACTCTTGTTGCCAGTTGTGAAGGCCAGACTTTTCAGCTGCTAGCCTATCCCTGAATGCTTCCCCTTTCTTGGCTTCAGCCTGCAACTTGGCAAGTGTTTCAGAGTCTGTTAGTGCTAGCACCTGGTTATGCTCTTCATGAAGGTTTTTCATCTTAGTAAGACGTTCCACTTGTTCAGTAAGATATTCAGTCTTGATCAAGTTTAACTTTGTCTTGTGATCTTGTGCCATCTGCTCAATCTCATTCAGTCTAAGGTACCTACGTCGCTCTGCCACCTCGTCTTCAATGTTAAGTTCAAGATCCTTGTATGATTCGATTAGCTCTTTCTGTTCATCGAGTTGATTTTCCAGTTTCCGCACCTCAGCTCCGCTGTCATCATCCTTTCTGGCTTTTCTTATCTCACTCTCAAGTTCTTTCTGCTTGTTTAAAGCAGCAGCAACCTTGTTAACCACACCTCCTTCGAAGCTGGCTTGCTCTTCACCTACACTTTTCTGGAAATCAGCTGTTGCTTCAGAAATCTCGTTGTAAGCATCTTTGATTTCCCCTCTGATCTCTTTAACTGAGTCTACTAGAGTGTTAAAGTATTCATCCACTTCATCTGCGTTATCCTTAGCAGCTACAGCAGTGCCTGCCAGTGATGTGTTAATCTCGTCTGTTGCACTAGCCATTGCACTTGCACTGTCCTCAGCAGATGTTCCTATTTTACTTGCCTCGTAAGCAATTTCACCGATCTCATCCTTTGCCTCGTTCTTCATTGTATCAAACGCCTCTATCGTAGAGTCCGCTATTACATTAGCCATGCCTGGTATTTTTTCAAACAGTGCGTCAAGTCCTATCAGCACTCCTTGTATTGCAGAGAAAAACGCTATCTTAATTTGTTTCCATACTACAACAAACGCTTTACCGAACCCTCCTACAACATCCTTGAGTTCTACAAACTTAACGATTAGGAATGTTGCAGCTACAATGAGTGCCCCTATTCCTGTTGCCATGATTGCTCCTCGCACAGTCCTAAGTGATACCACAAACGCCTTTGTTGCGGCTGACTGTCTGAGTGTTGCTGCAGTCATTGCATTCTTAACTGTCGTGAAGCTTTTAGTAACAGACACGTTTAGGAGCATTATCTTCTTAAGGCCGGTTAAGGCTTTACTAAAGTACCCAACGGACAGTATGATATTAGGAAGGATAAAACTCAATGGAAGCAGTACTGCCAGCATTGCTGTTAACGCAAGACTAGCAAGACCAATTACTGCAGTGAGTCTTGGGTTTTCCTTGATCCATTGACTAATGTTAAGGATGATTGGCACCATTATGTTAAGGACACTTTCAAGGATCGGTACAAACACAGTTCCTAGGTTTTCACCTAGCTCCTTCATTCGTGCAAGCAGCTCTCTTTGCTTGTTAGCTGCTCCTTCTGATGTCCTAGCATAATCGCCTATAGCATTCTTAGATTGTGAGAATGCAATTTCCAACGTGGCAATGGCTTTCTTTTCTCGTTCTGTTTCATTTATGAATCTACCAGCAACTTCCAATGCCTTTACCTTTGCCTTAACATCTTCTTCAAGTATGGCAATTCCCAGCATTTTAATCGAGTCTCGTTCACCAAGCAACGCCTTTGTCAACGCTATACTGGCTCGTTCAGCACCTCCTTCGATGTTGGTGAATGATGCAAGGTCAACCGCAAGCTTGTTGGTTTTTTCAGCAAGATCTAGTGCAGAGGCTCCACTAAGACCGAACCCAGTAAGCATATCACCAGTTGATGATAGCAAATCCTTAGCACTAGATTCTGCCATACCAAAGTTATTTCTAAGATCCTGTGCCACACTCTCAGCCTGGTCACTAACATCTCCGAATACAACATCAAACTTGTTAAAGGTTTCTTGGGCATCAACCGCAGATTGAGTGGCTTTATACAGACCAACACCTATGGCACCGAATGCCACAGCGCCAACAACACCGGCTGTTCGCATAGCCCGTGTGGTTGCTTCCATCTTCTTTTGTGTTGTTTCAATGTCACCGTAGATTGCCTTGAAACCTTTTTCTGTCTTGTTGACGAGATCAACAATTAGATTTAGTCTTTTGTCTGCCATATGTTATGTTAGCTACGCTGTTGTTGCGATCTCTTCCAAGCCTTGACTTTTTCCTTTTGCTCCTGAACCAGATATGCATGCACAGCTTCTGTAAAGAAAGTAGGCTGGCCTATATAATCATAATAAGTCCAACCCATTTCTCTACATATCACAATTACATCTGTGTTATCTAATTTTTTTTTGCTAGGTCCTGAAGTTGTTCAACTATCCATTGGTAGTCGTCGTTTCTCATGTCCAGCACAAGATCAACGATCCCTTCTGTGACATCACCTACAGACAGCACCTGTTTTTCTATAAGTCTGTGTGTTGACGCCTGAATTGCTGTTACACTTAGTCCTCCTACCTTCGCATCCTTGCCTGTTCCTTCTAGTGACATTGCCTCAAGAAGAGGAGCTTGGCAGTATTCTGATTCCCGTCCTGTTAGGTATGTGTACACCTTTACTTTCTGCTTAGATGCAGGAGTGGTAAGTACTGTTGTTTCTCTTTCCATATGTTTGTTTTGTTAGTTGGTTAAGCAGCGTTGTAATTGCCAGTATCATTGATGATAGTAACACTGATTGCTGATGCTTCTGTATCATCGTAGTGTGCGTTGAAGTCTATTGACTCAGTTACTATGTCATCTATAGGTCGATCTGGAGAGTATCCGTCAAACGACACTTTAGGTAGGTCAATCACGATTCTTGGCTTTAGTGCTGATGTACCAATTACTGATAGATCAGATCGAACCATGTCAATCCGCATTGCCTTGTATGTACCTGCCTTAAATAGGTCGTAGTAGTCAGCAGGATCATTGAAGTCTGCAGTAAACGAACCAGAGATTTCACTGATCAAAGTAAAGATGTCTGCAGGTGTTTTACTACCAATACATTGTTTATCTCTAGCTGAGTTTGACACTGTTAATGCCAGTTCGTTAATACATACTCCTGTTGCAGCGTCTAGATCTCCGACTTCTGCAGCAAACTTAACAGTTACGTCATGATTCCTGAACAGAAAATCTTCATCAGCGTCAAATGCTGGTGTGTAGTCTGACTCCTCTGTTTCCACAGTAGCCATGAATGATGCTGTAGCGTTAACCACATCATCAAGAGGTGTTCTGATTTCAAGTGAGTTAACTACGCCAAGTGCGTAAGAATAGTCTTGGTTACCTTTTTGTGATAGTCCAAGTGTAAGTGATGGATTTTGTGGTCCAGTAGTCTGCCTTGTAAATACGTGAGTAGTTGCAGCATCTGCAGTTGTTGATGAAACTGTACCTAGAAGACTCTTTAGGATGTAACCTATTGATGTGCTTCTAAGGTTGAACTCTAGATCACCTTCTGCAAATGTTTTTACAATTTCAGAGCCTTGGCTTGAAATACCTGATCCTCGAGTTTCACGGATTAGTGTTTTTTCTACCACCGTTGTAATACCTGTTGGTGTTCTTGCAGGAATCCACGATTGTGGAGCCACCTTCGTTCCTCGGGTTCCCTCAACACCGAGTCCTAATTGTACTTGTTCTCCCATTACGTATGCCATAATTAAGATTTGTTAGATTTTGATTGATAATCCTTGAGTTTCTGTGTAGCTTCTTCAAGTGTGTCCGCAACAAAATTAAGACCATCAGCAGGAAAGAAGAATCTTCGTCCGGTTGCCTTTGTTGGTGTAGTTGTTGGGACGTCTTTAGTTTTCAGTGAATCTGAACTTTTGAAGTCTGTGTTTCCGATTTGCTTATTGTTATATTTGTCTTGCATAATTGAGTTGTTATCAAAAAAAGGCGACCCCGCATTAGTGTTTGCGGAGAAGCCCTCATTTAAGCGGTCACCACTTTTAATATGTTAATTATAACATACTGGTGCACTCTGCTACGTATTTTGGTTAGAGACGAACACCACACACCGTAAGTTGATTTCTGCTACCCTAAAGACACCAGCATCCCTTTCCTCGTATGCCCATATGGATGGTAGAGGTTCAACTATTATGTCAGTCATTCCAGACACACCATCCAGTGACCCCCTATTGCTGAACATATGCATGACTTCCCAATATGCCTTACCCATGTTCTTTTCTACGTCTTCTGCAGCGTCAGGATCATTCATCGGTATGTAAAGCATGACCTGAAATACAAAGGTCATCCTATCTACCTTACTTGAGTTATACAGAGCTTCGTTGGAGGATATGCTTACTACAGCGGATGGGCTACCTTGAAATACAGACGGCTGGTGGAAGAATGCTTCCTGTATTGAGGTCTCGTCAGCCTCAATCTTGTCAAGTATTGCCTGTCGCAGGTTGTTGAATTGGTTGATGTCGTACATGATCTATAATTT